GCTTATCACTGATATTAATACGAATGGTCTTAGGTCAGTCTATGTTGGTGGTACAGCAGACACAGATACAGATATGTCACAAGATGATATAAACGAAGTAGTACAACGTAATGTTGACCACTTAGAAATTATCTTGGCTTACGATGGTGAAAATGATACACCTGATGTAAAAGGTTCTAGTGAAGATAAATCATCTTACACTGGTGCAGTAACAACTGGTAAAGCTTACATAGCAGCAAACTAAGGAGTAACTAATGGAAACATTAATAGTAATAGCAATATTAAGTGTGTTCGCATACTTTATAATATCTGCGAAGAAACCTGAATGGATTGAATTAATTAAATCAAAACTTAAAAAGAAGTAAAAGACTATGGAGCTTACAGGCTACTTACTGTGGAATATATTTCTAACATTAGTTGTAGCTCCAATACTCTACAGCATTCGTGCAAACACGTCAGAGCTTAAAAGACTTGACATACTTTTAAATAAAACAAGAGAAGAGATGGCAAAAGAATACGTAACTAAACAAGAACTATCAGATGGAATGAATAGAGTGTTTGATACGTTAGACAAGATTGAAGAGAAACTTGACAAGCTTTTCGAGGTTAAATCATGAAGAATAAAACTAAACAGAGAAAAAGGTATAATAAAGGATTGAGAGAAGACTATACTCAAGGTGGACGTGTAGGCTATCAAGATGGTGGTGAGCGTGAAACAGGTCGTCAAGATGAGATGGATGCTCAACAGGAAAATGGAAGTGACGCAACTCCAACACCGACTCCAACTCCAACACCAACACCAACACCAACCCCTACACCTACTCCTACACCTACACCTACACCTACACCTACGCCTACGCCTACTCCTACAGAACCACCTCCCTCAGTTGATCCGGATGAAAGACGAGAAAGAATAGCAAGAACTACAGAAACTGTAGAGTCTTCTGCTAAAGGAGAAGTACCTCCGGAAGCTGTTATACCTGATGCTGAAAAAGTTGATGAGACTATAGAGGCTGAAACTAAGCAAATGACTGATGCAGATTTAGCACCTGCTACAGCCGGAGTTGCTACGTCTACAGATGCTACCGCAACTACAGGTACTGCTACTACAACTGCTGCACCAGATACAATAACTGCAGCTAAAATGGATGCTGCTCAGACAGACTCTGCAGTAGCTGAAGCTGCTCAAGGTCAAGTATCAGAAGATGCAGAACTAACTGAAGATGAAATAGCAGCAGCAGCAGATGTTTCAGATGTTGAAAAAATTGAAGGAGCAGATGTAGAAATACCGGAAGGTGCTTTAACAGAAAAAGTTGTAGGTAAAATTAGTGATGGTGCAAAAGCTACAGCCGCAGTTAATGCAGGTACAAGTTTAAGAAAAATTACTAGAGCTAAAAAACAATTAAGAAATGCAGGTCTTACAGAAGATCAAATTGCTGAAATTGGTGATGATATAGAAGCTCTTGAAGATAGGCTTACAGATTTTACAGAAGAAGAAAGAGGAATTATTGCAGGAGTAGATAAAGAAATTCTAGTCACAGGGCAATTAAATGGTTTATTAGAGGGAATGGAAAATGGAGAAATACCTGTATGGGCTTCTCCGGCAGTAGCTAAAGTAGAACAAATGTTAGCAGCTAGAGGTTTAAGTGCTTCTAGTGTAGGAAGAGATGCTTTATTTAATTCTATAATACAAGCTGCTATGCCCCTTGCTCAAAGTAATGCAACTGCACTACAACAAGCAGCAACACAGCAAAGAAGTATAGAGGCTGCAGAAGCTGAAGCAAATGCACAAAGAGCACAGCAAACTGCATTGACTAATGCTAGTAATGTTTTTAAAATGGACATGGCACAGTTTAGTGCTGATCAACAAACAGCATTAAGTAATAGTAAATTCTTACAAACAGTTAGTTTAACCGAGGCTAGTGCTGATCAACAAGCTGCAATACAAAATGCAGTTATACAGTCACAGATTAATTTAGCAGAAGCAAACAACATAACTAAACTAACTGCACAGAATGCACAAGCATTTTTACAAATGGATATGTCAAACTTGTCTAATGAGCAACAAGCTAAGATGTTTACTGCTCAAGCAGAACAACAAGCCATGTTAAGTAATCAAGCTGCGACAAATGCAGCTAGACAGTTTAATGCTGCTAGTGAAAATCAAACTAATCAGTTTATGGCTAACCTAGCTACGCAAGTTGCAATGGATAATACTAGACAGCAAAATGCAATGACACAGTTTAATGTACAACAAGAAAATGCAATTGCCGCACAGAATGCAAATAGAGCAGCCGATGTTGCTAAATTAAATGCACAGCTTGAAACACAGATTAATCAATACAATGCTCAACAAGAGTTTGCTAAGAATCAATGGAATGTACAGAATGCACAAGCTATTGAACAAGCCAATACACAATGGAGAAGACAGGCAAATACAATTAATACTGCAGCACAAAATGCAATTAATCAACAGAATGCACAGAATGCTTTTGGTATGAGTATGCAAGCTCAAGCTTTTTTATGGCAAGAACTTAGAGATGAAGCTGACTTTGGATTTAAAAGAACTGAAAATGAACTGCAACGTAAAGCTTCATTAACGATTGCTGCGCTTGGTAATGATGGTTTAATATATAAAGGTAGGAATGTTAGTCAAGCATTAAAGGCAGTTCAAGGAGTTTTTAATGGATATACTACACAAACGACTACCTACGATCCAGATGAAGGCAGATAAAATATAAGAGAATAATTATGCTTAAAAAATTTGTTAAAAAAATTGGTAAAGGAATAAAGAAAATAGGTAAAGCTATTGGTAAGCCTTTTAAGAAACTTATGAAAACTAAACTAGGCAAGATTGTCGGTACTATTGGTATGATGCTTATTGGAGGTTGGATGATGAGTGGAGCAAAAGCTTTTACGAGTACTTTATGGGCAGGACAAGGAATGGGCACAGCTTTTAATGCAGGTATAACTCAAATGGGTAATGCTGCCAATGCTACGTTTAGTACAATTACCAATGGTATTAAAGGAATGTTTGGTGAAACTGCAACAGCACAAAAAGCAACTGCTGAAAAATTAAGTAATGAAGTTGCAAAAAATGCAGGATCATCAGTTGATTTTGCAAGTGATGCAGTTGTAAGTGGAGGACAACAAGCAGATATAATTGGAGATAAACTTGCCGGTATGCCATCTCCTACAGATGTAACTGAGCAAGCTGTAAGAACTACAACAGATGGTAGTATTGTAACTGCAGGAACAGAAACTGCAGGGGGAAGACTGATTGAAGAAACAAGTAGGGTAGGGAATATTAGTAAACCACCTACAACTTCCTTACTAGAGCCTCAAGGAGTTGATTTCGCTAAACTTACACCAGAACAAATTACACCAGATTTAACTTTAACTGATCCTAAACTGCCTCCTTTAGACCCTAAACAACCCGGATTCTTAAGAAGAAATGCTCCAAGACTAGCAGATGCTTTAGAAAGTGCTGACACTTTAAAAGAAGCTTATGATAAGACAGTAGGAGTGGTTACGAATTATGCTCCTTTACAAAATACTAACTTACCAAAACTTATAAAAAATACAACAATTGGAGAAGGTATGACAGTTGCAAGTTTATTGGCAAGTCCTGAAGAGCCTTACGTTCAAGGAAGGAGTGATGTGTCAGGAGCAATCGATGCATTGCAAGCTAATGAAGAAAGACTGTACGCACAAATGCCTATGAATCAATTTATGGCTCAACCAAGTGTACCTAGCCCCTCCCCTGCAACTGCAACTAGTTTATTGCAAAAGTATAAGCAAGCAGGGTATTTATACGACACAACCCTATTAAGTTAAGGAGAATATAAATGTCAATCAATCCAGATGAGTTAATAAATGTAGAAGGTTTCGGAGGAAGAACACCTTTTGAAAGACCTATTCCCGGACAGTCATTAACAAATGACCCTGATACTAAGTATCCTTGGGAGCAACCTCCTAAATACACCGATGTAGCTTCTGCTACAATAGATATAGTTGCGGATTCATATGAAAAAGAAACATATGAAATGATTGCTTTGACATTAGCAGACGGTATGCCCGTTGGTAGTTTAGCGTCATTAATTCTTCAAGCCGGTTTCCAAGAGGGTAAATGGAATCCTGATTTAATGATGCTACTTATAGAGCCAACAATGTATATACTGGCAGCTATTGCTGAACAATGTGGTATTGATTATCTTTTGTATGAGGGAGATTCGTATGAGTCGTATGATGAAGATGATGATTTAAATGAACAAAAATCTTTAGAAGTTCTAGGTAAAATTAAACAAGATAGTTCAGACAGATTAAAATTCAAAGATTTAAAACCCTCTCAAATTACTAAACAATCTGTACCAGAAGAAGCATTAGAAGTGGTTGAAAATTTTGAACCTCCTCAAGAACTGGTTAGTCTTTTGGAAAAACGTAAAGAAGAAAAAAATAATAGTTTATTAGAGAGAACATAAAATGGTAGATAAAATAGACCCAACAAATCTTTCCTCGGTAGAATATGGAAGTCAGTTGTTACAACAAAAACAAAGACAAGAAGAAGAATACGCAAAGAAAGTTCGTAAAGATCAAAAAATTGATAACTGGTTAAATACAATAACTACTCTAAATGACATGGGTAGAGACAGGGCTATGCGTAATGTTAATGAAAGAATTAATAGTTCTGACCCTATTGTTGCTAGAGAAAAAGCTGAAATAGCAGCATTCAATAAAGAGTATGATGCTCAAGCAGGATGGAGAGATGCAGTAAATGGTATAGGTTTAGAAGGTTATGCTAGACAGGAAGCAGATGCTTTTTTAAAAGCAGGAAAATATTCTAATGTTGCTGAAGATTTAGCAGGCTTACAAACATTAAATGATGATTTATATAAACAATTTGTTAAAGACCGAGACTTAGTTGCTAAATATAAATTACAGCAATACAATGCTAATAAAATTTCTAAAGGTATAAACGAACAAGAGTATTTGAAAAATTTAATGGATTGGCGAACTAAACCATTAAAAGGTAATTTACTTAAAGATACTGCTGCACTTTTCGGATTAAATAAAGATAAAGCAGAAATGGCTTTAGAAGATTTACTTGATCCTAATGGTGCTAAATATAGTCAAGAGTTAATTGCAAATAAAGTTGGTTTAGAAAAGTTACTAAGTGCAAAAGATAAAGATGGTAATTTAATTTGGAATCGGGAAGAAGAAGAAAGATTAAGAGAAGCTTTGGTTGGTTTTGGTGATGTAGCTGCTCTTAGAAAAAGAGATCAAACTGCAGAGGTTAAAAATGTATATAATCCATTTGGTACTCCATCAACTTCTGTAATAAGAACTGTCAGTGAAAAAACTCCTTATGGTACAAGAGAAGATGTTGTGTATACAGATAATGATGGAAGTTATCAAAATATAGTAAATGGTACAGTTGTTCCTAAAACTAAACCTGAGATAGCCAAGGCTGCTGAAATAGTTTTAGGAGAAATAGCTGCTAATTTAGGTGACGATGCTACACAAGAAACTATATTTAACCAATTTAAAAAAGATCATTACGATCTTTATGCAAGAGCGTACACTCTAAAGGCTATAGAATTTCCTGCAGGATATACAATTCCTACTTTATCTAATGATGATAAAAATATGGCAGGAGGGGCTGTTAGAGCTATAACGGAAAGTAAACTTGGAACATCTGAGACAGGATTCTTTAAATCTTTTAAAGAAACTTATCTAGACCCTGAAGAACTAGATACAAACCAAGCAATACTATACGATAATTTTATTAATGGTGTTGCTGAAAGCACAAAATATTATATGGCGAGAGGTAAAACTAGTGACGAAGCTTCTCTAACTGCTTACAGAGAACAAATGCAGGGATGGGAAATAATTAAAAAAGGAGGAAGGTTTAGTTCAGATATATTTAATTACAAACGACAAGCTGCCGGAACTTTAAGAGGAACTAGACAATCAGATGATCAAACAGAAAATAAAGTCGTTACTAGTATTCCAGATAATTCTACAGTTGCAGCTACAGACGGAACTGAAGAAGCTTTTACAACTGGAACAGAAAGTGTACGGACCGAAGTTGTAAATAATCTTACTAATAATCCAAACTTTATGGCAACTTATAGGGAAGCAAACTTTCAACAGAAGAATAAAATTCTAGATGCTGCCGCAAGAAGGCATCCTGATAAAGTAAGAGCTTCAATGGAAGATTTTGTAGAGGTTGGAGAATCAGTCAGACTTGATAATAACAAAGGTTATATCTCTTGGAATGGTTCTCAGTTTGAACAAAGTGGAGTTGTTGCGTTGTTTGGTGCAGTAGAGGGAACAAACAAACAAATGACATTTAATGACATCCCTGAAGGAGAAATGAAAGATTTAGTGAGGGAAAAAGCAGTAACTTTATATGCCAAATATGCGAGTCAAGTAGATGAAGGAGTAAATGTTTCTGATCCAAATAAACTATTTAAAGGTTCTTTTGCTCAAGAGTATGGTTTGATACCTGCAGCAGCAGAAAGATTTTTAGGTGGTGGTTCACCTTCTCAAATAGCACAGCATAGAAATCAACCTAAGTTAAAAGAAGCAGATAAGTTAGTTGATATAGCCGGTTATTCTTTCTTAGGAATAACACAAGGCGATGCTTCTTTAGCTCGTCAATTTTTAATAGATGCAATGATAGATGCTATGCCGACAGAACAAGATAGGTTAATAGCTGCTAGAAGAATTATACCTGAACAAAGAACAGCGTAAGATATGTCTGAAAGATTAAATGATGGATTTGATGATCTGTTTACTATGCCTATAGTATCAGAAGACGATACGTTATCTGATCCTTTAAATAAAGAAAAAGAAGAAAAGAAAAAAGAAAATACATTTGATGATGGTTTTGATGATTTATTTTCAGATTCTTTTGACAAGCCTTTAGATATACCAGAACCTTTATCAGGTCCTGAACCATCGTTTTTACGTAAGTTTGATTATGGACAAGAACAAGAACAAACAATACTAGGCAATCTTGCACAGTCTTTTGTAGCAGGAGCAAAATCTTTAACTCGATCTGGTTTAACATTTGAAGAAGCTTTACGAGAGTCTGAAAGACAAAGGCAGGAAGATATATTTAAAAAGTATCCTGAGTTTAAAAATAGACCAGAAGATGCTGCAGTCATATCAGGTAGGATAGCTCAAGCTTTAGTTGATCCCTTACCTTGGCTAATTCCTTGGACTAAAATTGCTCAAGCAGGTAGAGCCGCTACTGTGACTACAGGTGCAGGTTTTTCTGTAGGTGATGTAGCATTGAGAGAAAAAGTTTTATATGGTGAAGTAGACCCGTCTAGTGTTTTAATGGCAGGTGTATTTGGAGGAGCAGCTACATATGGTGCAGATGTTATAGCCCGTAAATTTATGAAACCAGACACAGCTTTAGACGCAGAGTTTGTAGATGCATCAGGAACTGTTAAAACCTTACCTAGTAAAATAAAAGATGAGCCTGATTATGTAGCAACACCAGAGGAGCAGGATGTATTAAACGAAGTAGGTAGGGAAAGATTAGAATCAAAATCAAAAGCTCAAGAAATTTTTGATAGTGGTCCTGATTCATATGAAGTTGTTAAGAGTGCTAGTTTAAAAATATCTTCTTATGAGGAATTAGATTCACCTTTAAAAATAACTAAACGTATAGAAGAATTAAAAAAATTAGGTGTTAATGTATCTCGAACACAGTTAGAGAGAGAGGCAGCATTAAGAAAAGTAGAAGCAGTTAAAGCTGAAAAAACTTTAAGTTCTCAAACAAAAAAATTAGTACAAACAGTTACTGATTATGCTAAAGAACAATTAGATGATTTAGAAAAAACAGGAACTAAAATAACTTTAAGCGATGGTTTAATTAGAAAATTTGTATATGAAGGAACTAGACCACTTTTTGGAGGAGTAAGTGGTGCTGTAGCAGGATCATATCTTGGTGAAGATGATGATGATATGTTAATGTACTCTTTGATTGGTCTTGGTGCGGCACTAGGAGCATGGCAAGGTCAAGTTCAACGTAGTAAATTTTTAACAAAACCTCAAAAACAAATTATTAAAGACACACTAGATCAAGAAGCTAGGTTAGCTACTAATACGTGGGTTAAAATAAATACAGCAGGAACACACGCTGCACGTTTAAATGCATGGGGAGGAGCATCATCTTTGTTTAGTAAACTTATGTACAAACAGATGGGAGCTTCTTTAACAACAGCAGGTGCTATGCCTGTTGAGCAAAGATCAATAGCAAATGTAGGTAAGTTATTTAATATTATACATGAAGATGTTTTAAGAAATGTACCTAGAGAAATGCTAGAAGATGTTGGTAAATTTAGAAATGGTTTTACAACACTAGACGATCTAGCAAAAAAATATACTCCGGACGAACTAACTTTAATTCAACAAGCTTCACAAAATATTAAAGATTTTACAGATGAGTTAGGAGGGGCTGTCTCTGAGGTAGGTATAGATTTTAAACTTTTAGAAAATTATGGTCTTACGCAAATGTGGGATTGGGATAAAATTTCTAAAAATGCAGAAACATTTGGTTATAGATTAAAAGAAGCATGGGCTGTTCAAACATATAAGTTAGACCCAACAGATACAGATGCAATAAGAAAAGCTATAGAAGAGGGTGGCGATGTTTTTGAAAATCAAGTTACTGATGTAATGTCAGGATTAGCAGGAACAAGAGCAACAACTGCATTTGATGATTCAGGAAATGTTGTCATACCTTTATTAAAAAACTTTGAAAAAGAACGTGTAATCACAGATCAAAATGCTCGTGTGATGTTGCAAGATTATATTATAAATGATCCTAGTAAAACATTAGGACATCTTGTTAGTCAAACTATACCTAGTTATGAGTTTGCAAAAACATTCGGGGCTAAAGGAGAGTTACTTAAAACTATACGGAGAGAAATACATCAAAAATATAATCCTACTAGGCAAGGTACAAAAACAACAGAACTAGAGCAGAAAGAAATACAACACATTAAAGATAGTGTTAATGCATACTTTGGTTTATATGGAAATAGATTGAGTAATGAAACAGGTCATATAATGATGGCAGGATTAACGATGCTAGGTAATAGTACGATGCTAACTCGTGTAGCTATACCTAGTTTAGGTGACTTAATACAACCTTTACAAAATAGTGGGTTTATGCCTGTAATTAGAACATATGCAGCAAAAGCAAAAGCAGGTAAACTTTTAGGAGGAAAGCAAGATACATTTTCATCTGAAGGTTTAGGTATTAAATATCAAAATGTTTTAGAAAGTGAATTACAAGCTATCGGCTTTGGAGTAGACCCGTCTAATAGAGCAGGAAGATGGATAAGTAATTTTAATTCAAACTTCTTTAAAATTGTACAGCTAAAAAGAATTACTGATTTTGCAAGAGGAGCAGCTTATGATGCAGGAGTATTCAGAGCTTATGATATAGCTAAACGAGTTGGTAAGGGTAAAAAAATATCCGATAGTTTACAGAATGAAATTAATGCATTAGGATTAAAAACAGATGAACTCCTAAAAATATCTAAATTTAAAAATGCGAGAGAAGCATATGATAATGTAGAGACTAAACAATTTTTGCATAAAGCAGGATTTAACTCTTCTGAAAGAGATGCAATTATACCAACTGTAGGTAATAGATTACTTTTTGCACAGTCTAATAATCCATTTGTAAGATCACTAGGACAATTCTTATCATGGGCACAAGCTAAAACAACACAGACAAATGCTTTGGTTAGTCGTCTTGAAGATGGAGATGCTGCACTAGCATTAAGAATGTTAGCTGCTCTTAGTATCTATGGTGGGGTAAGAGAGATGCAAATTGCTTTTAGTCCTTCAGAGTATTACAAAGATGAGGCTAATGTTCCTGAGAGATGGTCAACTAAATATGCATTAGAAGCTTTAAAATTATCAGGAAACTTTGTACCCTTTCAAGTAGAAAAAGTTCTTGGTCTTGTATCAGGTCCGGGAGCTAGTGAGGGTTTAGGAGGTGCAATACCTTCATTAGGATTAACTAACGATTTAATTAAAGCTGCGGTCAGTGTACCAACTAATGTGTATCAAGGAGATTTAGAAGGGGCAGCTTCTGATATATTAGACGTTACTCCTTTTGGAAGAGATTTTAAAAATGTATTATCAGGAGATTTTCCTATACAACCTATAGAGATTTATGATATTAAAGATGAGCCTAAAAGTTCTGGTAAAACAAAAAGAAGACAATACGCAGAAGGTAGAGAAGTAAATGTACCTTACACAAAAGATGAACCAGAAGAAAGAATCAACCCATTTACTGGAAGACCATACACAGATGCATATCAAAGAAGAACAGGGTTAAATGAGGGAGGTCGAGTACCTTTTGGGTTGGGGGCAGCAGTAGCATCATTAGCTAGGCAGGCTACAAAATATAAAAAGGTAGATGAATCAAAAAAAGCTTTGGAAGCTTTAGGAGTTGATGATATATGGAGACAAAATTGGGATAAAGAAAGAGAAATTATAGTAGCAGAAAGACAAAAAGAGTGGGGTATGAATAATAAATTAATTAGGAAACCAGAAGTCGAAGAAAGTTTAGCTAAATTAGCAAATAACGAAAAAGATATATATGATCATATTAAAGTAGTTTCACAAGTAGACCCTGTTGAAAATTGGAAATTTGTACCTCCTGTTGCTTCTCAGTTAGATATTGCAGGTGCATTAGATAAAAACAAACTTAAAAATGGTATTGTATATCTTAATAAAAATATTGAAGAAAATAAAACAGTTGGTTTACGTTTAGATATACCGGCTTATAAAAATAAAGATGTTTGGGTAGCAAGTATACATCCTAAAGGTGAGAAAACTGTATATGCTCAGACTGGTTGGATTAAAAATGCTGTGTTTGGTAATGAAAAACTTAGTGAAAAAAGTTATAAGATAGCAGCAGGTAAAGAAAAAAGCCCTATAGCAGTTATTGAAGGACAATGGAAGAACCATGATCCAGAGGCTTTACAAAAAATGGCGATGCAATTATTAAATGATCCAGAATGGACACAAGTTGGTTACAATCCTTTTAGGGTTGGTTATTTTTATGATAGATCAGACCTTATGCCTGTTATATCTGCAAGTGAAGTTATTCAGGTTGGACCTTTTGTGATTGCTAAAAATGTAAAGAAAGCAAAACCCACAGATAAAAGGTTTGAGATAGAAGTAGATGATAAGAAATTTAATTTTAATCAAGGGGGATTATCTCAAGGTATGTCACCTGAAGATGAAGCACATTTAATTTACAAAATGTTAGGATCATGAAATACAACGACTACTTAGAACACCTTGAACTTAGAGAAGGTAACGAAGAATGCGTATACCTTGATACACTAGGCAAACCTACCTGTGGTGTTGGACATCTCTTGACAGAGAGAGAACGTCAAGTATACCAAGTAGGTGATAAGGTTTCCGAAGAACAAAGAAATGCATGGTTAGAACAAGATGCTGTAAAAGCATGGGAGGCTGCAGCACAACAGATTCAAGACCTTGGTATAGAAGATACAGACTTTATCATTGCATTAGGCTCAGTAAACTTTCAACTAGGCACGAGATGGATGGATAAGTTCCCGTCAGCCTATAGAGCCTTGGCTAGTAAAGACTACGATGAGGCTATAAAACAAGTCTCAACAGGCTCTGGAAAGGACGGACAATCTAAATGGAAAGAGCAAACACCAGTTAGAGTAGAAGATTTTGTTCTAGCTATTGACAAATTAAAATAAGGACCGTATAATGATATTGTACTTAGAGGATCAACTAGAAGGATGCTATAGGCAATATTGTCTACATCAAATAAAACAAGATATGCCCTTCATGAGTCTAGACGATTTTAGAAATATGTTTGAAGACTTAATGGAAGTTATATATAAGGACGAAGAAGCATGAAAGATATGTTAAAGAATCTAGTAGGAGCGGTTGCACCTACAATAGGTACTGCTCTAGGCGGTCCAATGGGTGGTATGGCTGCAAACATGATAGCAGATGTGTTAGGAGTACCTAATACACCAAAGGCTATTGAGAAAGCTATACAAGAAGCTACACCAGAACAAATGCTTGAACTTAAAAAAGCTGAACAGGAGTTTGAACTTCAAATGAAAGAACTCGATGTTGATGTATTTAAGTTAGAAGTAGGAGATACACAAGATGCTAGGAAGGCGTTTAGTAAAGATTGGACAGCTAGAATAGTAGGTGTATCAGTAGTTGGTGGATTTATGGGTTATATATTTTTAGTAACCCTTCAACCTCCAGAGCAAAATTCAGAAGCCTTGATAAACCTAGTCTTAGGATATCTAGGTGGATTAGCATCAGCAGTGATTAGCTTTTACTTTGGAGCATCACATAAATCGGATTAATGAAACAGAAATTAAAAGACGTTATCGAGGACGGACGTTGGAATTGGTACGGACTCGCAGAAGAAGAAGAAGAATCGCAAGACGATAATTGTTACAAAGGATTGTTTTGGGATTTAGAAACCAAGACATTCTTAAGATGGAATGAACTTAATAAAAAGGAGTGTAAATAAACTGAAAGCAGTGACCAGTAGTGTCTGCGTTGTATGTATAGTTTGTTGGGCATATGTAATAGTTTCGGGATACTATTACTTTTTCTA